GTCTCCGCCTATCGTTCCGATTTGCATTGCAAGATTCTGCTCTTCGGCACTGAGTGCCCTAGCAGCGATCGCAGGTAGTGCTTGTGTCTTAGCTTCGAACCCATCGGTTAGACCTACCATCATGGTTTCGCCAAGCTTGCCCATGAGGCCCTCGACACCGCCTTGCATACCCGAAGAGATCCACGAGTAGACAGCGGCACCGAACTCACCGAGGTTAGTTCCGAGGTTCTGTAAGATGGTTGCAACACCTACGGCAGCATCTCGGATAAGGTTATAGGCGTTATCGGCAAACCATTTTAGATAAGCTGGCATGACATCCGTAAAAGCATATTTCACGTTCTCAATCATGCTCGTGATTCGAAGCTCAAGCGAAAGCTTGGCTAGCTCGAAGACTTGACCAAGATTACTAAACGCCACTTCCACACCTGCAATAACCGCGATGACATTTTGCAAGAAAGCATCGAAGCTAGGCCGGAGACTGTCGACCATACCTTTACCGCTAGAGATTGCTGGTTCGAGGATTGCGGTAAACACGGACGCGAATTGCGTAACGACTTCTGCACCGACTTGAATTGCAGGAGCAAGCACCGCCCCGACGGTTTGCATTAGCTTGTTAATCGCAAGCGATGCAATTTCGAGTGACTGCCCTAGCTCTTTACCTGCTGGTGAACCCGCTTCGATGAATGCAGAGATTGAATCTTTTGCAAATAAAAATACAGAAAATGCAGCTTTCAAAGCAACTGCAATACTGATAAGCGGAATCAAGCTTTTAAGCAATGTTTCAAAGGCGTTCGCAATCGAAAGTATGCCAGTTCTCATTGGCGAAAGCGACGTGCTAAGGTTTGTCAAAGACGTACCCATTGTCTTTGTGCTCACAGTCACGCTTCGCGACATATCCTGCACACTCTTTGACATCACCTGCGTTTGATTGGCAATATCATTGAGCACCTTGCTTGCCATATCTTGAGCAGTAACTTCTATACTAACGTCTGACACGGCGTTTCTCTCTTTCTGCCCGTTCGTATTCGATTCGGTTTACGTTCGACTTAAACGCTAGCCACAATTCAATCCACCATGCCGATTGGTCGAGCGTACCACCGGCAACGGGTAAGTGCGTTTCTGCTAACTGTGCTGCGTTGACCGACTCGACTATCTCCCGGCTGTATTCTCGCGGACACTGCGAAAGCTTCCAAGTTGTCATCGCGTCGGCATCGTCTTCTATTTCTATCGCGTTATCTATTGTTGGCTTATCCAAGCAATCCTTGCCGCACCCCTTGCATAGTTCACCACAAGCCAAGAGTGCCGCGATTCTTACTTTTTTTGGTCAGACTCCGATAGCCTTCCCGCTTCGGTAATCCGTCGCACAAGGTCGGTAGCTTCTTGGAAAGTCATCAGGTCAATCATTGCATCGATGGTAAACGGCTCGAGTTTATCCCAAGACGATATTCCGATCGTCAGTGCTTCTTCGATTAAATCCATTGCTCGCAGCGGGTCGTTATTGGTCTGCATTTCTTTAATCAGCTTGATAAGCTGCCGCTGCTGCCGAAACGATAACGCCTTGCACTTGAGATTTCCGAAACTTGCCTCTAGTGTGTACTCTTCGCCGGGTTCTAAAAAGTTGCCCACTTTTTATCCTTTTAGGTTGGGGTGAAAGTGAAATACAGTTCTTCGTTTTGAGTTGAACCATTCTTGGTGCAAAGAAACTCGATTTCGTCGGTAACGATTCGATTCCTATCACCTTCTTGGATGTTGATAATCTGTGCCTTCGGTGCGGTAATGCCAAGCGTCGAGGTGCTCGGCCCGTCTAGCGTGATTTGTAAAGCGTAGGCGGTCGAGGTCGTCCAGATGTTGTGACGGTTCTGAGTTGCAACTAAAACAGATTCCGGGTTTGCGGTAATCGTCGGACGACGGTTGGTGATAATGCCGTGCAGGAATCCCGATGCCTGAGTTGCATCTTCTAGCATCACGACTTCGTTGCCGGCATCGATCGTGATTTGCTCGACCTTCATTGCGACACTGTTAAAACTGCACGCGGTCGCGGCTGCAAACCGTAGCGGTGCATCGGTCGGATAGGTCGGTGCGATAATTGCCGTGTCGGTAGGCTCGACGTAAACGCCGGTGAACGTCCATTCGATAGTAATCATTCGGCCTGTCGGTAGGGTCATTACCCAAGAACCAACTGAGCCTTTAATTGTTTTAAGAACGCCGTTAATGTAGACACCCATTGTCAAAGTCTTGACGTTGGTTCCCGGTGCTTCGCTTCGAGGCTTCCAGACGTTGGTGGTTTCTGTCCAACCACAACCTGGCATGAGCACCGAAAAGATGGTCGGTTCAGTTGCACTACCATCCCAAGCTAGGTCGGTTTTGAAGGTCAGCGTTGCTGATTGTCCTTGAGGGATTGCGGTGAGGTAGTTGAATGAGCCGCTGCCTTCTCTGTCCTCAAGTGATATCGAGGGCTGAAGCATCACATCGTAAGCATTGAAGACACCTTCGGAAACAGTCAAAGATTCTGCTGTACCTGGTGTTGCTTCCACCTTTGCGGCAAGCGTGCGTATTCTCTTGAGCAGTGGCATTTATATTATCTCCTCACTTCGAATGGGTCGGTTTCGCTGGAACGGTAGGTAACTGTCAGAGGCACGCTAACGCCTTGGTGGTCGCCTTCATTGCTGATGAACGGTTCGGTACTTCCAAACTCGGCAAACAGTGCTATATCTCGGAACGTGTACCAGTCCGATGAATTTGTTATCGCTTTGCGGATGTTACCAGCAGCACGATTCTCCGATACTGCGTGCGGTGTTTCGCTCTTGTCGAGGTCTCGCAGGAACATCTTGACTTGGTATTCAACTTGATAAGCACAAGCTGGAGGATTGCCTTCGTGGTCAAGCTCTGGCAATCGGTCTTCACTACCCTGAACAACCAAGATTCGAAAGTTCTTCGGAGTCCAATTGCGTGCTGTTCTGTCAGGTCGGATGACATCGACGACATCAAAATCGAACGAAGCCGCAAGGCTAATCAACTCAAGCCTTTCGACTATTTCGAGTGCAATTCGTTCTGGGATTGATAGTAGTGCTGAGGTCATTTTGCTTTTTTGCCTCGACGAGGCTTAATGTACTTGAGTCGCTTTATTCTTCTGTTCACTTCTTTTTCTAATCTAAGTTTTGCTGATGCTCGTAAGCGTCGCTCACCACCAGTGCTGCGAATCACCTGAGCTACGTCTACGCCATAGGGAGAGGTCAGTGGATACCTAGCTCTCCCCTTTCTTTCCCAAATCGTAAAACCTAATTTTTCTGTGTTTGGTCCGAATGCATGTGGATAAAGAACTCTTGAACCGCTTTTGTATATCTTTGCAGTAGTCCCTTTAATTGTTTTCTTTTTCTTTTTCTTTGCAGGATTGAATTGCTTCGCCTGCTTTACTAATTTAAGGCCAGTCTTTTTGGCACTTTTTATCATGTCTTTTGAACGTAGCATTTTGAAACTAAATGGCTTCTTTTTTGCTACTTTTATTTTTGGTCTTTTTTTTCCCTTTTGTGTCTTCGGAGTCTGTCTAGGCGAAAACCAGCGAATCGGAATCTTTGAATCTGTTATGACAAGCTTTCCTGATTGGTCTTCTTTCTTGGCAAACTTTAACTTGATTCTCGACTCTACAATTGTCTTTGGTGTTTTGCTTGAAGTTTTCGTTTTCGTAATGGCAAGCTTCTCACGAATCAGTCGACCGGAATCTAATCTAACTCCCTTAATCGCTATGTTAACCGAAGCACGCCTCAACGCTGCAACGTCTTCTTGTAACGCTGGAAACTTATCAAGTAGATCTTGCATCCCTTTGGTTTTCGACCTGAAGGAAATCATTGCAAGAGCAACCTCAAAAATCCCGTTGAGTCTGCTTGCACCCGAACAATAGCACGTCGCACTGAAGTCTCTCCTAGCCTCAATGCGACCGCTATTTCATCTCCACCTGTCTCAATTTCAGTCGACGAGATCCCAGTCGTCGAATTGTTGAGAACTCGAACCACTATTGATTGAGATTGCACATCACCTAGTTCCGGCACGACCGATAGCTCATCGCGTAAAACCATTGCGGTTACACTTCGAGAACTACCGGCTAGCGGGTAATAGGTGACAGACTCCCCGAACTGCCGAAGCAATCCAAGAGCACCTGTCTTAGCCATCTGCAATGCAAAGCGGTTCGTCATAATTAGGTGGTAATGTTGCTCAACAAGTGACCAGCCTCAGCGTATAGAACCACTTCATCCACGTCGTGACGAACGCGAATGATGTTGCTTCTGGTCTGCTCTTCGCGGTAGCTTTCAATCGATCCACCGATTGCACTGCCGTCAGCCGACCAGTGGAAGGTTCGACCGATGCAAGGCTCTCGGAAGTCTGCTCCGGTTGCAATCTTGCAGACCATTGCATACTCACCCGACCAAATCTGAACCGGAGAAGCCGACTGGCCTTCGATAGCGTTGTTCTTGGAGCCACCAGCAACCAAGATGTATGGCAAATCAAAGACCTGAGCCAACATTTCAACCGTAACGTCGGTAGGCTTGGTTGGATCGCCAGCACCAGCCGATTGAATGCGTTCAACAACCTGGTCGGAGTTACGCAAGTTACGGAACACCTTCTGATTGATAATCAAAGCGTTAGCCCAAAGACCACTGTTGTCGTAGATCTTCTGGACTGCTGCTTCAACGTCGGTAAGTGGAACGCAGTTGATAGCGTCGTCCCATTCGTGCGTGATGGCAGTCGTTAGGCTTGCACCTGTCCATGTTGTGGTGTTAAACACCGACGCTGCAACACGTTCTTCTTGAGCACGCAAGACAGCGTTATAGGCACGAGCGGTGCTGATAACTTCGGCATCGAAGTATTCAGCGTACATCTCGGCTTCGCGATCATCGACAGGTTCTTCCGCACCGTACTCGACGCAAGTGTAAGAGCCGGTCGTGAAGGTGAACTTGCCGCGATTGTATCCGGCACCAGGAGCACGCTTGGTGTCTCGCTGTTGCAAGAGTTGTTCGAGTGGAATCTTACCAAAGACTCCGGCCTGCGAAAGAACATCTACTACCGGAAATGCTCGGTTTGAGATGTATCCTCGCTGGTCCATTGCCAAATCAAATTCCATTAGGCTGTCAGCCAGATCAGGACGTAAGGTTGCTAAACTTGTGCTTGGGGAAGGCATCTTATTATTCTCTCTTTGCTTGTTTGATTGTGAAGAAACACTACGGGCTTAGCACCGTGGGCGAGCACCTCACCCGTAGTGCTTGCGGGGGAAACGGGTCAACTACTATGCTGCTTCGAGCACGTAGGTAATCAATGCGTCGATGTGGGTCGCGGTCGCTAGGTCGCTACCGTCTTTGATAATCGTGATCGCGGTGTTAACGTCGTTTGCGACGAACGATGCACCGTCAGCTAGAATCACGCCGTTGGTTGCGGTTCCGGCACGCAACAGGTTAGACTGGGTGAGTCCAGCTACCTTGGCGTCCATAAGCTTAACCACGCTGGCCGATTGCGTTCCGCGAACGAGAACGCCGGTTGCAGTTGCTGCGTTGCCACCGATCGCAATCAATGCTAGGTCTTGCAAACGGTACTTGAACCCTGGAACAGCAGGAAGCAAAGTTGCACCAGCGTTGACGTTTGCAGTCGTGGTACGAACGCGAGCCACTTGAGCAGCGGTCTGATTACCAGACAAGCCACCACCGCTAACGCTCATCACTTCGATGATATCTCCATCGGTCGTGCTGGTCTCTAGTGCGATACCTTCAACAACGGTTCCGCTTGAAGCAACCTTGCCGGATGCAGCAGCGTAAGCCAGGTTGCCAGCAGTAATTGCACCGCTTGCAACCATCTTGCGGCTACCAGCAGCACTACTCAAACGAACAGAAACAACGTCGCCAGAAGCAAACGACTCGACTTCCATCGTGCCGAGTGCTTGGTCAGCAGCGGTTGCAACTACAAGCACGCCGCTAGAAATCTTAACTCGAAGGTACTGGTCGATTGCAGCACCAGCAGTAAAAGCCTTTGTGTTGGTATCAACGTATTGACTCATCTTATTAGCCTTATCTTAGTAGGTTTCGAAAGGAAAATTGTTCCGCAATTAGCGGATGCCAGACTCGGACAACATCGCTGCCCGCAATCCTGGGTTCTCTTTGTTGGCACGACGAACAGCCGAAGCTTTGTCGATGCCGCTCTTTACGTGCTTCTCAACTGCGTCTTTCCACTGCTGTGCAGCGTTCTTGAACGACTGAACCGGAGCAGAGCGGACAACCTGAACGCCACGAGCACGCATAGCAGGCTTTTCTTCTTCCATCGGCATAACATGCTCTTCGGCCTTTGCGGCTTCGAGTTGTGCCTTGTATCCGTTCATCTCTTCTTCCATTGCCGACATCTTTGCGGACATTTCGTCCATCTTCGACATCAGTTCCTCAAGGAGCATTTCTCCAACGTCGTCCATCGACCTCTCTTCTTCGAGAGCCTTAACGATGAACTCGGGAGATGCTACCTTGCCATACCTCGCTTTGATGCTCTTGGCAGTCGCAGCGATTTTTTCTGTTGCCATTTCGGAATCTCCTACAGGCACAACACTATCGCCGGACGGATCGCCACTCACTTTGAGCGACGCAAGAACCCGCTGCGGCAAATTTCCTCTTGATTCGATAACTCGACTCGTTTTCTTAGTCGATAAGATTCGGTCAACCAAACCAGCGTCACGAGCCTCCGATGCGGTGTACCAAGTCTCGGCGTTCATAATTTGCTTGATTTCTTCTTCGCTTCGTCCGGTGCGTTCCGAGTAGGCAGCAATCATCGAAGACTGAAGCTTCTTGAGCAGCTCCGACATCTTTTCATGGTCATTGCCATCGCCTTCAGTCATCGTGTACGGGTTATGCAGCATCACGTAACCGTTCTCGGTTATCTCGACCGTATCCGCTGCCATCGGAATAAACGAGGCAATCGAGAAAGCTGCCGATTCAACGATAGCCTTTGAACCAGCAGGCCAAGCGGTGATTGCGTCATAAATCGACATTCCATCGAATACGCTGCCACCTTCGCTGTCGATGCGAATCACCAAAGGCA